GTGGATTACGAGGTGATGTCCAAGACGTTTTTATCGAAGAAATTCGATTTAGATAGTCGTGGATTGAACAGCGTTTTTCGCATCCTGTCCGACCGAGTCAGACAGGTTACACTTCCCCCTACCAACAAAAGTAAGCAGTGGAGTTCTTCAGTAGATAAGGTATGTTCGCGTATATTGCCTCTTATCGAAGATGCTCTCGAGAAATCACGTGTAATGACACTAGGATATCTTGAGACGGTCGAACTTCTAAATGGTCCAAAAGCATCGTGGGTTGAGATCCTTCGATCTTTGGGTTTTTATTTCGGTCTCGCTCTTTCTAATGAGTTAGAGGAGTTCCTGAAATATCAAACGGCCTCACTATGTGCTTTGAGCTTGTCTAATGTTTGTGACAAGGCTCCCGAATGTGTATCTCGTGGTCGATGGCGGATCGGAGATTTTATTCCTTACTGCAAGCGAGTAACCTTCTGGTTGCGTAAATTATGTGTACAAAAACGTACAAATAAAGCTGTTCAAATAGCTTTTTCAATTTACACAACGAAGCGTGTTGCACCTGCAGCGAATGAAGTCTTCGTGAAGAAATCACTCGAGAAAAATCTCATAGCTCTCACAACCGAACGCAACTTACCGGACGTAATTCGTCTGAAGGAAGCTGTCGTTCGTACTGTTCGAGAATTGCATTATTATGCAATGCACCCACAAGTGTGTTATGATACACCTAATTCGGCATCTAATCTACGAAATAAGTTAATTCGTAGTAAGCACTTAAACGCCAAGACCAACCACTCCAAAATCCCATCACTCGCAGCGTGTTATGAAAATACGCGCTCAGGTGGTGGTGCATTTATGCATCTCTTAAAGAGATTACACCTCACTCCTCAACGAACCAAAAATCCGACATGTAAATGTTGTCGATTGTTCGGACAGAGTACTACTGGTGACGTTATTGTATGTGAACGTCCTCTCCTCGGTTTTGCCCGAAGATTGGACCGTTTCGTACAACCTGTCGCCGTATATGGTGTCCTCGATGATGAGGATCTTTACGATCTAATGCATCCGTCCCTTGACGGTTATGGAGGTTCGGTCTTCGTGCGTAGAGAACCTATCCTTGAGCCTTTTAAGGTTCGGATAATCTCTAAAGGTGAAGCTGTCCCGTACCAACGGGCCCAAAACTACCAACCCTTCCTTTGGAACCTTCTTCAGCTGGCTGACTGTTTTTGCTTAACGGGTCGGCCGATGGAAGATTACGATTTACAACAGGTACTTGAGTTCGGAAAACGATCTCTTCAACATTGTCAAATTGTTAGTGGTGACTATTCAGCCGCTACTGACAATTTACATCCTTGGCTTTGTACAGCTGCAATCAATGAAATATGCCATTTATGGCGAATTCCATTTGAAGATGCACTGAACCTATCCTCTTGTCTGACGAGTCATTTAATTGATGATCGGACAATTGAGGAGTTCAAAATGAACAAGCTCACAGGACATATCGACGATGGAGATCTCGAACTCCCAAGTACTAAGTACGCAGATAGTAGACAAGTCTGGGGACAACTGATGGGTTCGCCTGTCAGTTTCCCTATCTTGTGTATTATTAATGCCGCTGTTACACGTGACGCAATGGAAAAATCCTTTGGTCGAGAGATTAGTCTCCGTGAACATGCATTTTTGGTTAATGGTGATGATGTTATCTTCACTATACCATCTGCTCAGTACCAAGTCTGGGTACGTAACGTAACTTCCGCCGGTCTATCGCCTAGCATAGGTAAAAACTACGTCTCGCGTCGTTATGGAGTAATTAACTCACAACTCTACGATTGCGGTAAGTTTTGGGACCTTGCCAGTTCTGAAGTTGTTGTTTCTCAGGTGCCGATCTTAAAGCTAAACCTGGTGCACTGTGCTCAACATGATAGTACGGAGCGCCGCACGGACGCAAATTTGTTCATCGGTGAGGCTCTACGTCATGGAAAGACGTTAGAGGGACGGATGCAGGAACTCGTAAAAGGGTGGGACGTGGAAATGCGTGATAAACTCCTCAAAAGAGCTTATCATTATGCAAAACCACTCCTTGCCATTTTACCACCAGTATCTTGGGTTTTACCTAAGTGTCTGGGTGGCCTCGGCCTGCCTGCAACCTCCGATCATAAAGTGAGTGATTTACATCTTAAACTCGCTTCTATGATACTTTGCCTCGATCAAGAAACTCGTCGTGAAGTGGTTAAGCTACAATGGATGAGAGAACCCGGTAATGTCTTTTGCGAAGAGACGAACTCACAATTGAATTCGATCTACGACTCGCTTGAGATCAAAACTGTCCTTTCAACCTCAAAAACTCCGGACGCCCTATACGGTCCACTGATTCGTTCAAATCTTGGTTATGGTGTCGATCTATCAATAATAGATCCTTCACTACAGCTCAAGACTTGGAAATCAATGTACAGTAACTGGGTGCGTAGAGTTCAAAAGGTTAAATGGACGGACAAAACTGATCATAATCAGACCGGTCTCCATGCCATGAAACAAGATCGCGCAATGCAGTATGGTAACTGCATATGGACCCATGAAACATCGGCTTACTTAACGTGAAGTGTTCACGACGGTTCTATCGAACAAAGAAATTTAATAGTGAAGATTGAAGGATAAAATTCAATCGACACCGTGTCCGTTTATCATCTAAGGCACGTGCATATGGTTCACAATGAGTATATTGAGATACCCGGATGCTCCTTCATCTAGTGCTGCGTTACTACTACGCTCGCACAACAGGACTCCTTCTCAATATATCAATGCACCTATATGGAATGTTATATTTCTTATCCCTGATAGAACTGCCAC